TGGACGAGCGACTGCCCGTATTTAGCCAATTATCACAAAGGCAGTCGCATTTTTTGAAATAACATGACTGAAATCAAAGAAAAAGCTCTGGCCAAGTTACTAGAGGAAATGAAGAAGGACCATGGACCAGCTGAGGACGCTATCCACAATTGGATTTGTGATCAAGAAGACGAGAAACTCTTTGAAGGGGTTTTGGCCGACAAGAAATCCATCAAAGAAGCTTTGAAATATTGTGCAAATCAAGCTAAAAGCTATAAGTCGGGATCTTGTGCGATGGTAGACGACTCTACTGTATTTGGCTGGGTCTATAAGTATTTTACTGGCAAAACTAAAAAGGTCGAGGCTATCCATGCGACTGTAGTAGTCGGCCAACAACCTGAAAAACCAAAATCTAAAAAAGTCAAAAAACAGAAAAATGTTATTGACGGTCAGCTCGATTTATTCGGGGAATTAGCATGACAAAAAATCAAAAAATTATTGATGGACGTTTGAAACCGCCCCAAAAATTCTTCGACTGGTGCTATTCGCAGATCCCGACCATCAAATGGTCTAACAAATCTCAAACTATTCAGAGCAACCGAACAGACTGCAGAGTCATTGAGAAACGGCTGACAAAGTCGAGCAGATTAGACTTTCACGACAAATTCTACAGTTTCGCAATTATTCTTGTTACGTGCAAACGGATTGAAATCCAATCTTACGGATTCTGGTCGCGATACATAAATGGCAAGCAATCTATCAGGATGCAACTTACAAACTTTGAGCAGATGAGCGACAACCAAGTCATACAACTGACCGAGAGATGCGGAGTCTACGCTCCTGGGCTGACTCCTAACTTCTCAGGCCAAGGGGCTTACTCGGGAACAGTATTTTTTGAAAACAATTGGGAGAAGAAGATTCGAGAAATTTCCGAATTGAAGTACTTGGAATTTCCTCGTGGGTTGGGCTACTATCATTTGCCACACATGTATAAATACCGCTCTGAAATCGAGTTTCTTCAGAAAATAAATGCCTGGAGAATGGCTACGGATCTCGCTTATGATGTTACTGAATATGATGGATGGCATGTGAGAAAAGCGGTTGATTGCCGTGTCGTTACAAAGAAATGGCTTCATGAAAATAAGCGATTTTTCAAAAATACAGATAGGTCCTTCAGAGATTATGAGCTAGAACGTCGCATCAAATTGAGAGGTGGCACGCTTGTTCCTGGTATTGAAAAAATCCTGACTTATCAAGACATCAACAAAATCCCCAAAGCTGCCAAAATGAACAGATTCCAGAATTGGTTCTTAAAAAACAAAGTTAATTTTGACTACTATGTAGACTATATCAGCATGTTGAACGAGCTTGATATACCCATCGATACCGACAATCTCATCATGCCGAAAGATTTAGTCAAAGCGCATGATAATGCGGTTAAGCTGCTTATACAGCACAAGAGAGAGATTGAACAGCGCAAGTTCGAGAAGCGTCTGAAATCTTTGGCCAAATACGAGAAAGCGGTAGGCCAGTATCTCTTTAAACCGGCCTATAATTCCGGAGAATTGATTTTGGAAGGGAAGGCATTGTCTCATTGTGTTGGTAGTGCTAGGTATACTCAAGATCATGCGAACGGCAAAACGACAATCATATTTGTTAGGCCAAAAGATGAACCAAACAAGCCGTTTTTTACTTTGGAATACAAGGATGGCCGAATTGTTCAAATTAGGGGGAAACACAATTTATCAGCTCCTGAAGAAATCCGGCAAGCTGCAGATAAATGGCTATTAGAAATCAACAAAAATACAAAACACGCATAAAGGAGAAAACAAATGCTAAACAAAATCGACATACCAGGAACAACTATCACACTTGAAATCGTAGACAAGACCATCCAAATCACAAATAAAATTGAATATGATATGCAGATACATTTCAGAAATACGGACGCAGATGCTTCTCTCGACACAAGTGGCGACGTGTTCGAGCCCCTCTATTGGCTAGATATTAAGGCGACACCGAAGAAGCCAACAGAATACCATTCGAGCTTAGGAGTCAAGGCAGAAAAACGAAACTTGGCCGAACTCCAGAAATTCTTTGAGTTTATTGAGAATAATAAACGAAACCTATTTGATCTCTGTGGATTCAAGGGAGAACTACAATGAAAAATCTGACTTTATCGTTAGACATTTCAACTACTGCGACAGGATGGGCCGTGTTTCACGGCTCTGACCTTGTCCAGAGTGGTGTCTTAAAACATAAAAGTAAATCTTTCTTTGAACGTGGGCGGTTTATGGCTAGCGAACTGCGAGCGATTCAATCAAGGGTGCTCCAGAAGTACGACTGCCATTTTGAATCGATTGTGGTCGAGAAGAACTCAGTCATGGGTCCAAATCAGCAGTCTATGGTTAGTATTGGAATTGTGACAGGTATCATCCTTGGCCGGCTGATTGCTGACAATGTGTACTTTGTGAATGTGTCGACCTGGCGCAAGTACTGGAAATTTAGCTACAAAGACCGAAGTAAGAAATCAATGAAGATGCAGGCCGTTGCTAAGGTGTCTGATGAATTCGACCTGAACGTCAAAGATGACGAGGCAGATGCGGTTCTGATTGGTTCGTATTTTGTAAACCAAGGGCATGCATTTGGAGAGCTGGAAAGCCATAAGATAAGTTAAGGAGTTGAAAGATGAAACTTAAGGAATTGATTGAGAAATTTGAAGAACGAAAAACAATAATTGGCAATTTTCAAGGTTATGCAGTTTGGTGGGAAGATGTTAAAGAAATCTTTGAACAACTAGACGAACCGCAACCAATCAAAATCCCGCAGTGTGTGGCGGATTGGATTAGTTTTGTAAAAATAAATGGTCTTAAATTCAAAAACACTTATGGTTTCTATGAAGAGATAGCACCTAGTGATGATGTGTATCGTGTCATGTACTACATTTTTAAAGAAAGCATTGCAGATAAAGAAATAAGAAAATGGGTAGTCGATAACATAGACACTTTCGCTCGTGCATGGCTTGACGGCTACGAGGTCGAGGAAGAGAAAAAGTATAAGGTTGTAATGCCTAATGTTTCTTCGAGCGGAGGTGTTTTGACCCGTATCAAACATAACGATAGCTGGATTTGGATTGATACACTCGGGACCATCGTCGAAGGGCGAACTCACACCCGCAAAGAGCTAGAATCTAACGGCTTCGGCTGGGTATTCGATTGCTCAGGAATTGAGATTGAGGAGGTTGAAGGATGATACAAACGCTTGAAGAAGGAATGAAGACTCAAAGTAAACGCATAAAAATCCCAATGGAAATCAGACCGTTTGATGTTGGTTATCGAATAGTAAATAAACACGGTCAAGCGCTCGCTTTAAGAAATGGGGCAAGTATATTCGCTTTACCTTCGCTGGCCGAAAAAGCCATAAAAAAAGAGTTTGGGAAAAATGATCCAGACTTTGATATCGAAAAACATTTTGTCGAAGAGGTCGCTATTGTCAATTTAAGTAAATTTCATAGTTATTTTGAGGAGGCGGAAGGATGAAAAAAGTGACATGTCTTCTTGGCCATCGTGGCGAGAAAATCGAATTCAAAAGTGACAGAGAAAATATTATTGATGAAATTGAATATCATTTTAAAACCAATCAATTACTTGAAATTGAATTAGAAGATAGAATGGTTCTATTGAACCTTAGTAATGTCATTTTCGCTGAGATTGAGGAGGTGCAAGAATGATAGATAATGAAGGCTTGAAAAGAGAAAAAGAATTAATTATTGCGATTTCAAATCTAAAGATAGAAATTATCAAGAAATCTGATGGTTTGAGCAATCAATCGTTAATTAATATCAAGAGACAAGCACGAGAACTATATGAATGTCTAGTGTGCTTGCAATATGATGCGAAGGAGGCGGAAGATGAGCAAGAAGGAATTGACTAAAGAAGATTTGAAAAATCTATCGCATGATGACCTTATTATACTTGGAGCATCTTTATTAGTAAAACATGTAGCGGATAGTCTTGAAAAAAATGAGAAGGAGGTGCAAGATGATTCCAAGATTTAGGGTGTGGCTACCAGACCCAGATGTTGAAAAAATGTTGAGGGTGAAAGCTCTTATTTTTGAGAATGATAAAACAAGATGTATGTGTGGGTACGCTTATGACTTTTATCTTGAAGATGAAGATGCAACTATCATGCAATCAACAGGACTAAAGGATAAGAACGGCAAAGAGATTTTCGAGGGGGATGTGGTAACAAATGGCTGGAAACGGCAGGTGGTTACATTTGGGACGCAGGAAGTTGAAGAGGATTTTGGCAGTATAAGAATTTACAGAGGCTTCAATCTGTATCTTGGCGGTGGGTATCCGAACGCTATTATGAGTGAATTTGAAGTTGTTGGAAACATCTATGAAAATCCAGATTTATTGGAGGTAATTAAATGATATATCCATACAGAGGGTTGTCCATAGACGAAAACAGCAAAGGTCAATGGCAATACGGACATTTAATTGAAGATAGAGGAAGAGCATTTATTATCAACGAAGTGGTAGAAGCTAATGAACAATACATTACTATCGGCTCTTGGTGTCCTGTAAATCCAGAAACAATTGGACGATTTACAGGACTATTCGACAAAAATTGTAAGGAGATTTTTGAAAAAGATATTCTATTCGGACATGCCGGTGAGGACTTTTGGGAAATTGTCGAATTTGATATAGAAGAAGGTAAATGGATTAGAAGAGATATTTGGTACAATTCAAAGTTAGATTTGAGTGAAAACAATGAATTTATGGAAATAATCGGCAATATCTTTGAAAATCCAGAGCTTTTGGAGGCCAATCATGACCGAGATTAAACTAATATTTTTTATGGCCTCTTGCATAATCTCGTTTTATGCGGGGGCGTTCCTTGGTAAACCAAAACAGCTAATTGGTCTAAAAAAAGTAGGAGAAATAAGCAAAGGAGAAATGTTTATACTTTTCTTGGCCTTTCTTGCAATTTTTCAAATAACGGCTCTCAATTTCCAAGTTATAAATCAAAGACAGGAAATCAAACGGCTTAAAAATCAGCCCAAAATGGTTATATACGAGGTCAAAGATACTGGTGGTGTAATTGACCATATCGGCACGATAACCGCCAAAAACGTCATAGAAGGGCGTTATATGGTCACTGTAAGTGGGTACGGTAACTTCCTTGTTAATAAGGAACAGTATGACAGTCTTAAAATCGGAGATGAGATTCCAGAATTTTTAAAACGAAAGGAAAATTAAAATGAACTCAGATAAATTTTTAAATAAGTTCACTTACTTGATATTATGCGTGTTTGTTGCTGTTGTCTGCTTTGGATTTTACAAGCAATCCGAAGCAAACCAAAATCTAAACGACAAAGTATTTAGACTTGAAAAACAAAACGCTGAAATCACTGAGCAAGTGGACAAACTCAATAAGACGATTGACGCTGAGATTGCCAAGAATTTAAAAGAAGTGGCGGACAGAAATAATGTTGGAGGATAAGATAGAACAGCTAGAGCATGCGAAGAAATGCTATTTGAGAGACTTAGAACCTGAGCACATGGCTATTGTGCGAAAGAGCTTTGGCTTACAAGTAGCTTCAAAGCGCAGGGATTGGCTGAAGAAGCAGGTTAAGAGATGCGATGAGGAGATTGAATGTCTGAAGAAAGAGTGATTCCGCTTTTGCCAGAAATCAACGAAAAAAGGACAATTCGTAAGGCAAAAGCTAAACTAAGAGAATATCCGAAATGGCGGGAAATTGCTTGTGATGAAGCCATTCAAAAGGTAACACAGGAATTTACTTTTGAAATCCGTGGAGCAAGCGGGCCTAATAGACCTATCGAGAATCTAGCGATTAGACGCGTAGACGCTTTGTCTGAGCTGGAAGAGATTGAACAAGCAGTATCTAGACTGTTCAATCCAACCTACAGATTCATCCTGTATTCACGGTTTCTTAAAAACGTTCCTGATTCTGCGTATGTTATCTATACAGAATTAGGCATTGAGAAGACGCGCTACCAGGAATTATTAGATAGAGCCTTACTGGCATTTGCTTGGCAATATCGAAATGGCATCTTGGTCTGCGAAAAGCGGTAATTTTGCGGTAAAAATGCGGTAAAAATGCGGGAATTGTTAGGCTGAAATAGTGATAAAATAGTAGTATCAAAGATTTGGCAAGAGGTCTTTGATATTCTAATTCCTTTAAATAAACTTCCGGGGAGAGAATAGTAGATTTTAACCTGATGCAATTTCAGGCTCTCTCTTACATAACCGCAAACAATAAAATTTAGAAAATCGTACAGTATCGCGCCTCTGCGGTTAGGGCGCATTTTGGGAATAATGGTTAAGAGGTCTTAAGTCTCCTTATGTATTTTTTAATGTTCATGTTCGTGTTTCATGGTTACCTCGCAAAACAACCTTTTTCAAAAAATCTTTGCCTCTTCTGGTTCGATTCCAGGAATTCCCTTCAGTCGCTCATGCGACTTTTTATTTTGTCTGAAAGGTGGTGATGGAAAATCAGCAAGTTAAATGTTAGACAGCAGAAGTTCGCAGACGAGTACATCGCTACTGGCAATGCGACACAGGCTGCTATTAAGGCTGGATATAGTGAAAAGACAGCAGGGCGCATAGCCGGGCAGAACTTGAAAAAACTTGAAATTAGGGCCTATATTGACGCTAGAATGATTGAAATGCAAGAGCATAACATCATGAGCGCTAGAGAGGCTTTGAGCATCTTGTCTGATATCGCAAGAGGTAAGCGGGATGAAGAAGTTTTGATGATGAATCCCGTGACTGGCGAAGTCGACAGGATGACGAAAAAAGCTGATAACGCAACGGTTATCAAAGCTATACAAGAAATTTTGAAACGCTATCCAACTGCTAAGCAAAGCGAGAAGATGGAACTTGAAATTGAGAAGCTGAAAGCTCAGTTAGAGACTGGTAACATGGCCGAGACTAACATCACGATTATAGACAGGTGGGCAGAAGATGACGATTGACATCCAGAAGAATGTGAATCCGCATTTTAAGCCTGTCTGGGTGTCTAAATTGCCCTACAATGTCCTGGCTGGCGGTCGTAACTCTTTTAAATCCTCTGTAGTCGCGCTAAATATGGTATACGGCATGGCTAAGTTTTTGAAAAAAAACAAAAAAGCAAATGCTGTAGTCATTCGTAAAGTTGGAAATACAATCCGAGACAGCGTCTATCTGAAGATCCAGTGGGCATTGAATCTATTTGGTCTATCAGGCCGATTTAAAGCCACTGTATCGCCGTTTAAGATACAAGATAAGGTTACAGGATCATGCTTCTATTTCTACGGTCAAGACGACTTCCAGAAGCTCAAATCGAACGACATTGGGAACATCATCTTCGTTTGGTATGAAGAAGCTGCAGAGTTTTCTAATCAAGAGGATTTTGACCAGACTAATGTTACGTTCATGCGCCAGAAACACCCTGACATTCCGTTTGTGAAATTCTTCTGGACGTATAACCCGCCTAGAAATCCATACTCTTGGATTAACGAGTGGTGGGATAGCCTGAAAGAGCGAGAAGATTATCTGCTGCATAAATCGAGTTATCTTGATGACGAGCTTGGATTCGTGACAGAACAAATGCTTGCAGATATCGAGCGGATAAAAGAAAACGACTACGACTACTACCGCTATATTTATTTGGGCGAGCCTGTAGGCCTTGGTACCAACGTCTACAACATGGACTTATTCCACAGGGTAGACAAGATACCAGATAACGAACGTGTTATCGGTCAGTTGTTTGCAGCAGATACAGGACACCAACAATCAGCTACTACTTGCTTGCATGCTGTAGTTACCAACAAGCGCAAGTTATACCTTGTGGATAACTATTACTACAGCCCTGCGGGCAAGACGCACAAGAAAGCACCTAGCGTGTTGTCGAAAGAGCTACACGAGTTTGTTACAAGCCAGACAAAGCTATTTGTTAATGTGCCCGTCGTAGAAATGACAATCGATAGCGCAGAGGGTGCGCTGAGAAATCAATACTTGGAAGATTTTGGTATCCGCTGGCATCCAGTAGCAAAGAAGAAAAAAATAGTTATGACTGAATACGTCCAATCGTTGCTAGCTGATGGGCGTTTTTATTACTTACCAACAGAAAACAACCTGAGATATTTTATCGAGGAGCACAAGCGGTATCAGTGGGAAGAGAAATCAATCCTGAATGATGATCCTAAAGTCGTTAAGGAAGACGACCATACTTGCGATGCGTTTCAATATATGATTGTGGATAACCTTCAATTGCTCGGGTTGAAAGCTTAAGAAAGGCTTTGAAATGGGTATCATACAAAAAATTAAGAATATTTTCAAAAGGAGTACATACGCAATGACAGGCCAATCATTAGGCAACATCACAGAGCATCCTAAAATTGCAGTAACGCAGGAAGAATATAACAGGATTTCTCGCAATCTGACCTACTATCAAAGTAAATGGCCAGAAATTGAGTATTTGAACTCAAATCACGAAAAGAAAAAGCGTAGCATGAATCACTTACCGATTGCACGCACGTCTTCAAAGAAGCTTGCAAGCCTTGTATTTAACGAGCAAGCAGAGATAACTGTAGATGACGAAACGGCTAACAAGTTCATCCAAGAGACGCTAAAAAACGACCGCTTCAACAAGAATTTTGAGCGGTATCTTGAGAGCTGTTTGGCTCTTGGTGGGCTTGCGATGCGTCCTTATGTTTCAGGCGATAGCGTAAAGGTTTCGTTTGTGCAGGCTCCTGTATTCTTGCCATTACAATCTAACACGCAGGATATATCGTCTGCAGCAATCGTTACGAAAACAATCAAAGCGATTGACAAGAAGAACATCTATTATACGTTGATTGAGTTCCACGAGTGGGATAAGGATGGTAAGTACGTCATCACTAATGAACTTTATCGCTCGACGGAAAAAGAAAAAGTTGGCGACAGAGTGCCTTTATCCGAAGTCTATGAAGACCTTGAAGAAGAAGTTATTCTGGAGCAACTGACACGTCCTTTATTTACCTACTTGAAGCCTCCTGGAATGAACAACAAAGATATTAACAGTCCGCTTGGTCTGTCTATCTTTGATAATGCTAAGAGTACGATTGATTTTATTAATACGACCTATGACGAGTTCCGCTGGGAAGTCAAGATGGGGCAACGTCGCGTCATCGTGCCTGACCAGACTGTAAGAGTTGGTTTTGCAAGAGATGGTGACATTGACCTTGTAAAACGTGAGTTTGATCCAGAACAGAACGTTTACGAGCAGATAGACGGCGGTAAGGACACTCCTGTTAGCATAACAGACCTAACAACTCCTATTCGCTCAGATGACTATATTAAGGCTATTAACGAGGGCTTGGGTCTGTTTGAAATGCAGATAGGTGTATCTGCCGGGATGTTTACGTTCGATGGAAAGAGCATGAAGACGGCTACTGAAGTAGTCAGCGAGAACTCAGACACCTACCAAATGCGCAACAGCATTGTAAGCCTAGTAGAGCAGTCAATCAAAGAGCTTGTGGTTTCTATCTGCGAGCTTGGCGCATTGTATGATTTATATAATGGGCCAATTCCAACGCTTGAAAATGTCACGGTCAGTCTTGACGATGGAGTCTTTACTGACAAGAATACTCAGCTAGAGTATTACACAAAGGCCCTAGCAAGTGGTCTAGTAAGCCGTGAGTACGCAATCGAAAAGGCTCTAGGGTTTTCTACTGAAGAAGCCAAGAAAATGGCTGAGGCTGTTAGAAAAGAGGCTGTGGTTGATGTTGGGAGTGTTAGAAGCCAAACTGACGTAGATATTTACGGAGAATGATTAGATGAAGCACAAGTACCCGATTAAATTTGATGATGAACAGCTGATTTTGGAAGCGGGTCAAGTTGCTGATACTTATCACAAGCTGACTCTTGACCTATTCGACGAAGTCATAGATAGGCTGTTAGAGCGTGGCACTGCTTCGCTCGCTGACAATCCCTATATTTGGCAACTAGAGAAGCTGAATCAGATGCACTTGCTGAACGAGCAGAACCTGAAGACGATTGCTAAATACTCGAAGATTGGTGAAGAACAACTTAGACAGGTCATTGAAGGTGAAGGTTTTAGAATCTACAAGGACACTAAGCAACATCTAATCGATGATTTGGGAGAAGGCGAGCTCGGAGATTCTTCACACGTCCAAGAGTTACTGTCTGGCTATTTTAACCAGTCTCACGGAGACATTAAGAATCTGATTAATACTACGCTACCGCAAGCAGTATCTGAGGTGTACAGAGGGATTATACAAGACTCTGTAGCTCGTGTAGTAACTGGTCTGTCCACTCATGATAAGGCGCTAAATGAAACCGTCATGAAGTGGCAAGACGCAGGCTTTAAAGGCTTTGTAGATAAGGGCGGTAAGCGTTGGAAAATAGATAATTATGCGCGTACAGTCATAAAGACCACAGCTATTAGAAGCTATCGAGAAATGCGAACTATGCCCGCTGAAGAGCTCGGGATAGATACTTATTACTACTCGAAGAAGGCTACAGCTAGAGAGGCTTGCGCACCTCTGCAGCATCAAATTGTAACTACTGGTTCAGCTCGTGAAGAAGAAGGATATACTATCTTATCCCTTAACGACCACGGCTATGGAACCCCTGGAGGGTGTCTGGGTATCAACTGCGGGCATATCTTAACTCCATTTATTCCTGGGATTAACGAGTTGCCAGAGTTAGGAGAAGACGTTAAGAATGTCACACCAGAGCAGGCGATAGAGAACGCCAACGCAGAAGCCAAGCAGAGGGCCCTAGAACGATCTATCAGGAACAACAAGGAAAAGCTCCACGTCGCTGAGAAATTGGGTGACAGCGAGCTGATAGACAAGTATAAAAGCAAGGTTAGGATCCAACAAGGAGCCATGCGAGACTATCTCAGACAGCACCCGTTTCTACACCGTGATTATGCTAGAGAGAAGTATTATGATAACCCTTATACAAAGGCCAAGAAAGAGATAAAGATCAGAAAAGAACTTGAAAAGCTGGAGAAACACAGAGCAGAACAAAAAGAAATGCGGGAACGTTTCACAAACGCTGTAAAAGATGGTATAATTAAGACAGAAATCAATGAGCAAAAACAAGCTGATCATATCAGAGGTACTAATGAATGGTACAGAAGACTTGAAACTGACTTAGCTAACGGCAAACAGATTGAGCCAAGCTATTTGACAATATCAATGGATGAGGCTGCTAAACTAATTAAACGTTATTCTGGGACAGGGAAATTCTTGTATAAAGAAAACCCTACCTACATTCCTAAGAAAGAAATCATCAAACATGACAGCAAGATTGGTATGTATATTGACCAATCTACAGGAGAGATATTTGAGACTGACAGCTTTAGGATACACTATAGAAAAACAGGGGCGCATATTGTCCCGACGTATGGAGGTAAGCCATGAAATTATGGACTTTTTTAAGACAAAACGTGAAACTTGTGCTTAAAGATGGCTCAATCGTTTCAGGATTTGTCCAAGAATACTGTAGCAGTGATGATAATGATGAGGAAGTTGACTCAGTTGCTTTAGATGTCGACGGTACTCTCTATGAGTATTTTGAAACTGAAATCCTTAGTATTTCTTTAACTTAGCGCTTAGAACAATTTAGGCGCTTTTATTATGCCTGAAAGGAGAACTAATGAATAAACGCATCAAGAAAAAGCGTGAGCTTTATGATCGACTGAGGAAGTCAGAGGGTGCTGTGGATTATTTACTTGACCAAAACAATCAGCTGTGGAACGTTGTGGATAGATTGGAGAAAATCAGCTCACAAAATGTAAAAGTTACTAACAGCCGATTTGATGAAATTGAGAAAGACATCCATGGACTCAAGAAGCCACGCAAAAAGTCATAGTTTGGTTTTAATAAGGAGGTGATCCGTCATCTTGACTGGCAGGAACAGACTGCTACTTAATTGTTATAACAAACCGTGTGAAGAATCATGCGGTTTTTATTTTGCCTTTATCCGTAGGCGTAAAAGAACGGAATATCAAATGCAGGAGGCCTATTATGGCAGAAGAAATCCAAAATACTGACCAGACAGTCAAATCTGGAGAGAATAAAGTGCAAGAAAGCACAGAACAAGCCAGAACATTTAGCCAAGAAGAAGTAAATGGTCTGGTAGCAAAAGAATCCAAAAAAGCACAAGAGAAGATTTTCAAAAGCCTGGGATTTGAAGATATCAAGAGTGCTAAAGAAGGGTTCGAGAAGTTGAAAGCTTGGGAGGATTCGCAAAAAAGTGAATCAGAGAAAAGCGCTGAGGCGCTCAATGCTAAAGAGCAAGAGCTAGCAAAGGCTTTATCTGATAACAAAACGCTATCGGCTCAGCTGTCAGCTTTAAAACAAGGGGTGAACGCTGACTCTGTAGATGACGTGATCGCTCTATCAGAACGGCTAGTATCTGATGAAGTGTCTATTGATGACGCAATCAAGCAGATACTTACCAAATATCCTCAATTTGGAACTAAGCAGGAACAGGATGAGGAGAAACCAAAACCTACTTTCGCTACAGCAGGTAATCCAACTGCTGTAAGTGCAGGAGGAGAGGTTGACCCGTTCCAATCTATCATTGATAGTTATCGAAAAAAGAAAGGGTAAAATATGCCAACAAATCAAAATCAATCAGTAAGACGATATGAAAAACAATATCGTGACATGTTAGCAACTGTATTTGGAGTTACTGCAGCATTTCAAGGAACATTAGCGCCTATCCAAATTTTAGACGGTGTGCAAGAAAATGCTACAGCGTTCTCTGTTAAAACAAACGGTACTCCTGTAGTAATTGGAGAATATTCTACAGACGCTAATTCAGGAGGTTTCGGAGATGCAACTGGTAATTCTCGTTTTGGTAAGATGACCGAAATCAAATACGAGAATACAGATGTTCCGTACAACTACACGCTTGCTATTCACGAAGGATTGGATCGCTACACTGTAAATAATGACTTGGACGCAGCAGTTGCTGAACGCTTGAAGTTGCAATCTGAAGCTCAAACTCGCACAATCAACAAGCGTGTTGGTAAATTCTTGTCTGATAATGCAGGTAAAACTGAAGCTCTTGCAGATCAGAAAGAGGAAACATTGCGGGCTCTTATTAACAAAGTTAAAGCGTACTACAAGAACAATGAAGTTGTTGCTCCTGTAACGCTGTACTTGCGAACAGAACTGTTCAATGCAATTGTCGACATGACAGCAAATACTTCAGCCAAAGGGTCTAGCGTATCTATTGACGAAAATGGACTTGCTAAATACAAAGGATTCCGTCTCGAAGAAACAGCAGAACAATACTTTGCGACTGGCGACATTGCTTACTTCGCTCCAGATGGCGTAACGATTCCATTTGTCGGTATTTCTACAGCCCGTACAGTTGAAGCTGAAGGATTCGATGGTGTTCGTTTGCAAGCTGCTGCTAAAGGTGGCACATACATGTTAGACGATAATAAGAAAGCAGTCGTGAAAGTGACTGGAACAATTGTCTAAGAGGAGGTGACGTTTTGGGTCTTTATCAAGTATTAAAGAACATCACATTCTCAGCGATTGATGAAACTGTTTTGGAAGGTGAGTATATCGAATTAGAAGACGACTATGCAAAAGAAGTCCTTCCGAAAATCGCAGAAGCTTTCCCAGATGAAGTGGCTATTTTAGAAATCAACCCTAGTGATGTTGATGAAGAAGTCGTGAAATCATCTAAGAAAGCAACTAAAAAGAAAGAGGGGTAGACTCCTCTTTTGTAGGAGGTGGCTACTATCGCTTACTTAACTAAAGAAGAGTACATCGAACTTGGTTTTGATGAGTTCGAAGACTTTGACAAACGATTGAAACAGGCTGAACTTGCGATCAACTTATTTATCCGTCATTTTTATAACTATAACGACTTTGAGAGTGATTTTAAGCCTAGAAAGAAAGCCGTTAAGCTGGCCACTGCTTACCAAGTGCATTATTTGGAAAGCTCAGGTATTTTGACGGCAGAGGACAAGCAATCAATCTCTAGCATGACGTTAGGTCGCACAACCGTGTCCTACGGATCTCAGAGCTCCTCTAAGGCTCATGAAATAGCTTCAAGGTATAATCTGTCGCTCGATGCGTTTAACGCCCTAAAATCGGCTGGATTTTTGTATTCGGGGGTTGATAGATATGGTAGATAAGCGAGCATTAGTTGACTCTGTTACAATCCAAAAACAGGCAGACAAGGACGACTGGGGGAAGGAATCATATTCTGACCCTCTTTTGTTATCTCCTGTTCGATTTGACAGAAATTACAATGCCCCAGGCGCTATCAACAACCCAGCAGGAACGAAAAACCCGATGTATAGCAAACCAAGTGTTTTATTTGTATACACACAATACTGCGATGTGCAGATTGATGACACTTATCGTAGCGGGATTATAAAAGATGGCGACCGAGAGTATATCATCAACAAGATAATCCCTGTGTATTATCCGTTTAAGAATAAGGTCTATTGCTACGAGATTGAGGTGATGTAATGACCTCTATTAAATTAAAAATAGATTTGAGCAAGGCGAAGGAAAAAATCAATAAGACAAATGTTAAAAAAGGACAATTAGCGATTGCCAATCAGGCTCTGCTTGATATGGATCCGTACATTCCGCTGAGAAAAGGGCCTCTAAGGTCTAGCGGTCATGTAACGGGTGGTGGTTCGCAAATCGTCTATAACACACCTTACGCCCGTGCTCAATTTTACGGAGGAGCATACAACAAGCATAAAAGTTTTAGTTTTAACACTTACTCAACCCCTGGAACGGGTAAACGTTGGGATTTGAAGGCTAAACCTTTACATGCTAACAAATGGGCAGAAATTGGATTGAAAGTGATGGGCATTAAATGACGAAGAATAACAACGACTTTGCTGTCGTCTTACGTGCTTTTATCGATACTTTAGGGCTGTCTTTAAAATGCCGATTGGATTTCTTGGACGAAAAGGAAGGTTTAGTCCTCTATCCACTGCCAGGTGGGCAAGTCAAAAAAGAGTACATGGATGGGTCAAAAGATGTAAACCTCATCTTTGAAATCGCCATAAAGACGAAAGATCAGCAGAAAGCAAGTGAGTGCTTGTGGGAAATCAACAAAGAACTGTCAGAGTTTGACCTTGACTTACCAAGCAAGAATGACTCATATATTTTTAACGACTTAACAGTAACCGCTCCGACCCTTAACGAAAGAGACGGGCAAGGCTACTACATCTACTTGCAGGACATCACTGCAAATCTAACAATTTTAAACAAAAAGGAGAATTAAATGGCACGTTATAAAAACGCCCTACGTGGGCATTTTATCGCCCCTGTGACAGACGCTAGCACAGAACCTCAAAAGACAGATTATCTGGAATTGGCTAAGTGGATTGAAGACATTTCGGATGATACTGACGAACAGACAACGTCAACTGCTTACTATGACGGTGACGGAACAGAAGAAACCACAGTAACCGCTGTTAAAGGCTCTTACACATTTAAGGGTACTTACGACCAAGAAGACAAGGCTATGAAGCACATCGCAGGCCTCAAATACAAACTCGGTAATGATCGTCTTGTATGGCACAAAGTAGTGTCAGCAGATAACAAGACACAATGGGTTGGAATCGCAACAGTCAGCGATATTAAAGCTGGTTCTGGTGCTGCTGCAGACTTCGAAGAGTTCGGATGCAAGATTTCTTACAACTCAATTCCTAAAGAATCAGCGGTAGTGGGATAATTCAAAGGCGCTATCTACTCAGGTAGCGCTCTTTTTTTGTAAAAAATAAGGAGAAAATATGTCTATTCAAATTGAAGTTAAGCGCTCTGGATTTCCCGTCAAATTGGGAGAAGTAGAGCTGTGGTTCGATACGTCTATTGAAAATCTGACAAGATTTTTTGAGATTGAAGACGAAGTGAATAATCGCTTTAACGAATATCAGAAAGAAATCGTTGATAAATCTAACAATGGCGAATTTGACGACTTAAAGAAGGGCGAAATCAGCAAGAAAACGGTTGATGAAGCCTTGGCGCTTGAGCGTAAAACTACTGAAATCAAGTATGACTTAGTATTTGGCGATGGGACATTTGCTAAATTGTACAAAGTATACCCTGATTATGAGGCTCTAAACGAAGCTTTTTATCAGGTTGATACACTTATCGGGGCAGAGCTTGAAAAGCTTGCTATCGAGCGTAAAAACAAGGCTAAATCACGAGCTGACGAGTACAAGGCTAAGGCTAAAACAAAGAAAAAGAAAAAATAAGGAGGTCGGCTTATGAAGCTGAATGAACCTCTTGAAACATCTTTTGAATTTGAAGGCAAAACATTTGAAATAGATTGTTCGTTTGATGTTGTTTTAGATGTCTTTGAAATGTTCGGTGATGATGTGCTGAACGATATTGAGAAGCTTCAGCTGGCCATCGAAATCATGACTGGTGAAGTGATAGACGATCCAGAGCTTGCGTCTCAAATCTGGAAATACATTGACGAGCATTTTATCACGGTTAAAAAAGACCCTGTTATCTATGATAGGCAAGGAAACCCTATGCCAGTAGTAGAAGAGGACGACAAAGCCCGCTTAATTGATTTTGAAATAGATGCTCAGGATATATACGCTAGTTTTATACAAGCGTATGGCATCAACCTCTTAGACGAACAAGGAAAACTGACGTGGGCTGAATTTATGGCTCTGCTTAATGGATTACCTGACGATACATCAATGATGAAGATTGTCCAAATCAGGTCATGGAAGCCTAGCAGTCACGACTCTAGCGAGTACAAGGGCTTGATGCGAAAACTACAAAGAAAATACAGTCTAGATAGAGAGGAGGAATAATATTGGCAGATGGAAAAATAACCATTGAGGTTGAAGTGAATGGCCAGAAGCTATCTTCTTTGTCTGCTGATTTGAAGAGGATTGAGTCCGACGCTAAACGAAGCGGAGAAGGCTTTAAGCAAGCTAGTAACAAGATAAAAGAGTCTGGCGACAAAGCCAAAAGCTCAGGTCAAGGCTTTAAAGAAGCTGGAGACAAGGCTAAAAGCGCAAGCGAAACAGCCAAGGCTGGCGGTGATGGTTTTAAGTCTGCAAGTTTTAAAATTAAAGAAGCTGGCGTACTATCTAAGTCTAGCGGTGATTCTTTTAAGCAGGCAGCGGAAAAAGTCAAGGAAGCTGGAGTAATCAGCAAAACTGGTGGGAATGGTTTTAAAGTAAGTGCTGATTTAGTTCAGAGAGCTGGTCAGGTTGCATCCCAGAGCGGGGGCGGTTTCGTCAAGTTAAAAGACATCATCAAGACAACAGGCGATCAAGCAGAGAAGAGTTCGTCAAAATTTGACAAAATCAAAGAGTCTATCAAAAACTTTTCTGTCGGAGCTGTCGGTTTTAAACTAGCAAGTTCTGCAATGGATTTGGTCAGCGCTTCCTTGGATAAAGCGATCAATCGTTTCGATACCTTGGAACGCTATCCAAAAGTCATGAAGTCTCTTGGCTTTAGCGCAAAAGATGTAGCTAATTCGACAAAAGAGCTGTCAGACGGTATCGATGGATTACCTACAACGCTCGATGACGTTGTTAAAACGACGCAGAAGCTCACATCCATGACTGGCGACCTCAAGACATCAACCAAGCTCACATTGGCCTTAAACAATGCGTTCCTGGCGTCTGGAGCATCTACAGAAGATGCCAGCCGTGGTCTGCAACAATTTAGCCAGATGTTGTCAGCTGGTAAGGTTGATATGCAGTCCTGGAAGACCTTGCAAGAGACCATGCCTTATGCTTTGCAAAAGACAGCTGAATCTTTTGGTTTTGCTGGTGAGTCTGCGCAAAAAGACTTCTACTCAGCCTTGTTAAACGGTGAAATCACGTTTAAGCAATTTAGTAAACGTCTGATTGAGTTGAACCAAGGCACAAACGGTTTTGCAGAAATGGCCAAGAAGAACAGTGAAGGGATTCAGACCTCTTGGAATAACATTGTCAATGCATTTGCAAAGGGCATCGCAAACGTCATGAAAGCCTTTGATGACCTGAGTAAGGCTATTACTGGTAAGAGTATTGCCAAGAATTTGGACGGTCTAAAAGCTGGTGTTAACGGCTTCTTTAAATTTGTCACAGACGGTATCAGAGGACTGGTTCCGATTGTACAGTCAGTAAACAACGTATTAGGCACTTTGAAGCCTATCTTTGACGCATTAACTCCAATCATCATGGGAGCAGTCGCTGGAGCATTAGCCTTTAAAGGCGCAATGTTGGCGCTTGCTGTTATTAATGGTGTCAAGAGTTGGGTAGCTGGTTTGATCCAGTCATTCTTGTCATTTATCAGTACGGCTACGGTTGCTGAAGGGGCTACGTTAACGCTTGGCACTGCGTTTGCTAGTCTTTCGACCGCAGGAATAGCCGTTGCTGTCGGCGCATTAATCGGTTTCGTCAGTTGGCTTTCCAGAGAGACTGACGAGCAGAAGAAAGCCCGTGAAGCGTCTGAGAAGCACAAGGAATCCATCAAGAAATTAAATGATGAGGTTGCCCAAGGCAAAGAACGCTATGAAGACCACAGACGGGAAATAAAGGCTACTGCTGACGAGAACGAGAAGCTTGTCAGGAAGATTGAAGAACTTAGCTCTGTCCAAAAGAAAACAGCTAGCCAGAAGAAAGAACTTGCTGCTGCAACTCAAATGCTGAATAACAATGTATCTGGTTTGAACATTGTTTATGACAAAGCAACAGGTTCAATCAACATGACTGCGGACGCTATTCGCAAACAGATTGAAGTTACTAAACAATCAGCGGAATCAGAAGCGGCAAGCCAGCGCTTGGTTGAGATAGCTAAGCAGAAGCTGGAAGTCGAAGACAAAATCGCGGATGTTAAGAGCAAACTAAAAGACGCTGAAGAAAAACTTGGTGAAAGTGCAAGTAATAGCACCATCAAAGAGGTTGCTCTGCAAAAGGTCAGAGAAGAAGCTGGTAAGCAACTTAGCGACCTGGAAGGTAGTCTCAAGAGCTTAGAGTCTCAATATGAAGAGACATCTAATACTGCTGTTAAATCCGCAGAAGCAAGCGCTCAAGCGGTTGAAGATGCTTCAGGGCGTCAAATCTTGACTTGGAATACCCTAAACGAAAGCCAACGCAAATTGGTTGAAGATATGCGCTCTCAATACGAGACGATGCGTAACGAAGTTCAGAATGCGTTCCAAGCAATCGAACAGCAAGCAGTCGTATCTGTGGATCAAATGACGGCTAACTTGCAGAAGAATATCGAGTATGTCGATAAATGGGCTGGAAACCTTGAGACATTAGCCCGTCGTGGTTTAGATCAAGGATTGATTGAACAACTTAGACAAGCTGGCCCGAAAGCAGCAGAACAAACACAAGCCTTAGTAGAAGCCTCGGACGAACAGTTAGGTAATCTCAACCAGAAATGGAGTGAGGCAGGGGACAAGGCTAAAGAAGGATTCTTACGTGGTATTAATGCTGCAGGAGTTGAATTAGCTCCAGAAGTGCAAGCAATGGTAACTGCTATCGGTGATGAGTTTAGAAAAGCTCTACAAGATGCAGGTTTTGATGTTAAAGCTCGTGAAATCCCCGAGAAGGTCGGAGAGGGTATCACATCAAATATTGCTGCTGCTGCACAAGCAATGTCTGGAATAGCCGAATCCGCTAAACAAGGGTTTAATGGTGTACCAGAAGAAGCAAGAAATAGCGGGGCGCAAGTAAGCGGTCAGTATGCTCAAGGTATCACAGATAACCAAAGTGTCGCACAAGGAGCAGGTGAATTGCTCAAGAGCGCCTCGCTAAGTGCTTTAGATGGCATTTTTGGTGACGCACAGACTAAAGGTTCTGAACTAGGTTCAGGTCTCAGCTCTGGTGTATCTGGTGGTATCGAAGCGGTTCAGGGTGCTGCAAACGCCTTGAAAGCTGGAGCAGTCGCTTCTGTAGCTGGCATGGCTTCGGAAGGTCAGGCGAAAGGTTCTGAATTTGGCGGAGGTATCGCAAGCGGTATCGGAATAGGTCAACAGCTAGCCGTGGGTGCTGCATCAGTGATGAACATTGCTATTTCAGCGCAATTCCTCGCAATGGCCTCTGATGGTCAGAGCAAAGGTTCGCAATTTGGGTCTGGTGTTGGTACTGGTATTTCTTCAACTCAAGGAATTGTAACAGGCGCGTCGAATGCATTAAAAGAAACAGTTAATGCAAGTGTGAGCTCGCTCGGTCGTGACGGTCGCAAAGCTGGTTCTGATTTTGGTTCTGGTGCTACAGATGGAATCCAAAGTCACCAAGGATCTGCACATAGCGCAGGTTCGTCTCTCAGAGACAATGCTACAAATGGAATGCAGGGCGGATACAACTCAGCATACGGAGCAGGTATGTCCATTGGCGAAGGTCTAACAGCTGGTATCTATGCTATGGCTGGATCAGTAGCTAATGCTGCTGCAAGTATCGCTTACGGCGCTGTGTCTGCTGCTAGAAGCGCCCTGAGTATCAACTCACCATCCAAGGTATTTCGTGACAAAATCGGGCGAGCAATCCCTGAAGGTTGGGCGCTTGGTATCGACAAATACAGCTGGTATGTTGATAACTCAATGGATGACTTAGCCAAGAATACGATTGATGCAAGTGCTAAATTCGTTTCTGGTTTTGGCTTGGATATTCCAAAATCAGCAGAAATCGCGTCAGGTCTAAACGCCTCCTTGGCTTATCGTTTCGGTGGCGGTGGTTCTGCTGGTGTGTCTAATAGCACATCAAATGTAACCAATAATTACACTCTTAACGCCACAGGGCAAGGAAATAGCGACTTCTTTACACCTGATAACATGCGCAGATTGATTAGAGAATTAGCATACTACACTAGGCAAGAAAGGGGGCGTATGATTTAGTATGGCTTATATTAGCTTCGACGGAAAGAAAAGCACAGACTTTGATTTGCGTCTAATAAACGAAGTTGAACATAGTTCGGCAAGTAAAGATATTAGTCAAGTCACCGTCTCTGGCCGAGATGGTGTTTTGCTTATTGATAACAATCGATTGAATCCAGTAACTAAAGAGTTTCCGTTTCGGATAAGTACAAAGAGCGACTTAACCAAAATCGGGGAGCGCTTGACGGACTGGCTTGCTGTTAACGGATACAAAGATTTAATCCTCTCATGGGATTCTGACTTCGTGTACCGTGCAGCATTTCTTGAGACGTTTTCTATCTCAGAAATTCTCAGGCAGTTCGGTAGCGTAAAGCTAAACTTCCTTTGTCACCCTATCAAATTTTATAAGGACGGCAGGGATCGCTTGACTGTGTCGAATGGTCAGACTATCCAAGGCAAGGGCAATGTTAACGCAAAGCCCGTGATTATTATCTCAGGCAATGGAACGATGACTATTACAATCAACGGCAGACAGACCAAACTAAAAGATATCCAAGGAGGAATAACCCTTGACATGCAGACTAATCAAGTCTACAGCGGAGGGCTTCCTGCTTGGGATAAAGTGGTCAGAGCACCGCAGTATAAGATGCCTTACTTAGAGCCAAAAAATAACCGTATTTCTTGGGATGGCAATTTTACAGTTTCGATAATTCCTAATTGGGGGGTGAAGATTTGAAGCCTATTTTATTTAATAAGAATGAGCAACAATTCGACACTTACGGGTTGGGAGAAATTGATGTAACAACAGGAAATGTCACCCGCGAGAGAAACGGTCTCTACACGTTTTATGCGGAATATCCAGCTAATGGCCCTCTAGCCTCTGTCTTAGAAAAAGAAATGAAAATTAAGGCAGACGCTGGACTTCGGACGAAGAATCAGACTTTTGAAATATCCAGAATTGTCAAAGACAGTAGCGGAGTTTTGAAAATCTATGGTAGTCACATCAAGCACAAGCTAGAGTACATGGCAGTGCGTCATGGAATCAACCTAAGCGGTACAGCTTCCGTGGCTCTTGCTATCTGGGCTAATAATTTGATTGGTGACTATAGTTTCTCCACTTGGTCAGATATTGACACGACGGGGAGCACAACATTTACTGCAGACAAGATGACGAACGCGTATCTTGCTCTCGGTGGTGTTGAGGGCTCAATTTTGGACGTCTGGGGCGGTGAATACGAGTTTGACAACCTAACTGTTAGGTTGCACAAACAACTCGGTAGAAGAGCTCCTACGGTCTTGGAATACGGTAGGAATATCATATCAGCAGAGAGCGATGAATCTATCGAAGAATCCTACACCTCAGTCTATCCGTTTGCTACTTACACACCAGATAGCCAAGGAAGCGACAGCACGCCAGCACCTATCACGGTAACAATACCAGGCGATTATGTAGACAGCAAATACATCAGCATGTACGCTAATCGACGTATAAAAGTAGTGGATTTTTCCAGCGAGTTTAAGGAGAAGGAAATTCCAACCCCTGACAAGCTGAGAACTATGGCATTGAAGTTTATGGAGCACAATAAGATTGGCGCTCCTAAAATCAATACCAAAATTGAGTACGTGGACTTGGCAAGCACTCTTGACTACCAAGATAACAAAATCATTGAGGAGCTGGAGTTTTGCGACATCGTACCCGTCTACTATCCATCTATCGGGATCACAGAGGATGACGCTAAAGTTACTAAAATTGTTTACGATTTTGTCAACGAGCGCAACGAATCAGTGGAATTTGGTATCATCGGTGAATCTATCCGCTCGGTTATGACTGGTGGATTATCAGGGCGTATGGACTCGCTAGAGAATAGGCAGAAAGCCATTGAAAGCGGGTTGCCTGATTATCTCTTAAATGCGTCTGGAAATAAAGTCTGGTACCAGAAACCAACTGAAGGAACGGAACACAAGCTCGGTGATTTGTGGTTTGAAAAAAACGGACAATATGACCGCATGTACGTCTGGAATGGTGAAATGTGGGAGAAACGCATTGATACTGAAGATGTGGATCGGGTCAAGAAAGACATTGACGAGAAGCTGAAACAATCCACAGAATCTATCCAACAAGCCGAGAACAAAGCCTCCGAAGCCTTGACGAAAGCTGGGGCAATCATTGATAGCCAAGAATTGCTGGATAAGATCAACGCCCATCTATATTCAGACGCTAATAATGATGACAACGGAATCTTGGGTAGAAAGTTTCGAATCCAACGAGAAGCCAACCGTTCGACTCGGAATATAGCTACATCGACCAGAGATAAGCTTACTGATTACCAACGCACGAACGACGAGAACCTAGTCCGCATTGGTCAGCAGTTGGACAACACAGTCAGCAAAGCCGAGATGAAGCAGACAGCTGACGGGATTAGAGAGACGATTCTAGAGCTTCAGACCAATGGTTCAGGCGGGCCGAATATGATCCGCAACTCACGAGCGGATGATGGATTGCAGTATTGGGAAACTCAGAGTGTTAACTTCCAGAGTCACGTATTCTATTTCAACGGTCAGAAGCGGATGTTTGCTTTGACTGGTGTATCTTGGATGAAATCTCCGAGGTTTCTGCTCAAAAAGAATACAGCCTACATGCTGAACTTCTTCGGTTTTAACTCAGGAAATACAAAGAGTTTAAGGGTCTACATCCGTAAGCGTAAGAAGGGTGAGACGCAAGACTACACATCCGAAGAGTTGCTGTTTAACCCTACGACCATACCGTTTCTTAGCCACGTTGAAGCTGTCAAGAAATCCTTTAAATTTAATACAGGGGATTTTGATGAAGGCTATGTCTATATTTTTAATGGCGGGCCTAACAACGGAGCGGATAAATGGTCTGGTGTATTCCTAACCGAGTTCGACCTATATGAAGGCACAACCGATCGCAAGTGGCAACCAGCTCCAGAAGATGGCGCAGAGTGGCTAAATGGTAAGATAACCACATTAGACCGCACGTTAGACGGCATTAGAGCGATTGTCACGGAAGCCAAGAGCTACATTGACGCAGACGGGCAGAGAAGACAAGAAATAAACCAGCTAATCAGAGATGAGACAGCCAAGGGCATTAATACAGTCTTGTCCACAGTCGAGCAGTCAGGCTATGCCAAGCGTACAGAGATACAGTCTATCACTGAGACGCAAAGGCTCTATGACCGTATCATTGGCACGACAGAAGATGGCATCAAGCAGAATATTGCTCGGATGACATTGACGGATAGCCTGTTTCAGACCGAAGTCTCGAAGGTGGTTAATCAAGAGCTTACGTCTTCAAACTATGTAGCCAATCCGTTTACCATGTCAGATTACGTGAGGAAATACTTTGGCAAAAGTGACACTTCAACGGTTTCTCTTGTAAGTTCGGGTCTCTCCGCTTTTGGTAAATTGGAGTTTCAAGCCCATTCAAGGTTGACTTCCAATGATGCTGTGTGGTTGCCGTTAAACCGCATACCAGAACGGGTTAAGGATTTATCATTTTCAATTATTATTGAAGGCATTGATAAATGTAACATCTCGGTAGCCATTGGTACCGAGAACGCATCATCCTCTGTACCCTACAAACGACAAGGTGACACGATTTACGGAACATGGACGGGCATTAGCTATTATTATAAAGGTTCTGACGGTGTTTATCTTAAAATATCATTCTCAGGCTTAAATGGAGAAAGCGTGTTTCTCAAAAAACCTATTGTCGTAGAAGGTAGAGAGCCTAAATTTGACTTTGAGGTAAACAAGCGGATGGAGGTAGACCAAGCTGTCCGAAGCGTCCAAACTCAATTAGCAGGCTCTTGGGCTATCAAAAATCTTAATTCTGCTGGTGATCTAATCTCTGGCATCAATTTAGGTGCAGATGGTAGAAATCGCATTACAGGTAAGTTAACGCATATTACCAACGAGACGTTGATGGATAGGGCTAGTATCAAGAGTGCTGCGATCGAGAGTATAACAGCAGACCAGATAACAACTGGTACGCTTAATGCCTCACGAATCAACGTAATCAATCTCAACGCACGAAGTATTACGTCTGGAACATTCAGAGGGTTAGAGTATGAAGGTGGTATTATCCGAGGTAACAACGGGAATACCATCATTAATCTTAATACAAATGTTACTACGTACAATGGCACAGCCAGAATCGAGTTTAAATCACCTTACAACAATTTAGTATACAGCTCTAGTGGTGCACATGCATTTTTAGCACCAACTAAAAGACAAGGCACGTCTTATGCAGCATGGGCTTTTGGCGTTGGTACTAGTAGTGACCTTGATCCAAACGCTGGTTTTGTCGGGTTGAAAATCTTCAACGACCCTGGATCTCGCAAAGTCATACTGGTTGGCGATGTGCAGATTGTAAAAGATGTGTTTACTCGAGATGCTCCAGCTACGGCATTAAGCGATGTATTATCTCAAATACAATACAATTTCGTGCAAATAAAAAATTGGTTCTCACGGAACGACTTAGGTCACCCTGGTCTATATGACATCGGTTTATAAAAAAGGAGAAATAATGACAGATAAAATTAATCAAGATATTATCAACGATTTAGGCATTCAGCTCGCTAACAAAATTATCGAGGCGTCAGAGTATAAGTCTCGTCTCATATCAGTTCAGAGCGAGCTAGATGCCTTTAGAGCGGTTCTAGCCCGCAACGATGAGTTACGAGCTAAGTTTGAAGAAGAACAAGCGAAAGGAGAAACTCATCAATGACATTTGAAGTAAAAGATGCGTCAGGTCAATATGGCCCTGACGGAACCGTTATTAAAACAATTGTAACAATTTACCAACAACAGCCGTATTATGCGACCGCTGCATTTCCGCTTGATGGTGATCATACGCGCAAAGATGCGAATGAGCTGTTAGAAATGATTAAGCAAGAGTTCTTTAAAGAACATTATACGGCTTATGCGTTTAAAGAGCTTGATAAATCAGTATCTAGCCAAAACGAGAAGGTAGATAAGCTTACCAAACTTGCAGAAGCTACTGTCTTAGCTGTGGCGACTAACAAGGACAATCCAGTAGACCCTACGATTTACAAACGCTACCTAGAGCTTATAGATCCAGCAGTGACTGGCAAGCTGTATCACGCTTATGACGTATTCAGCCTTGAAGATGCTTCACACGAGGAGAAGTACGGAGAAGGCAAGCGCGTATTGGTGCAAGTTAATAAAGACTTCACTTATGACGGTCAATCAGTATCTGAGTTTAAAACAGGCGGTTCGCTTGAGCTTGCTGGCGTTGGTGCAGCATTTCCTTGGACGATGCCTAAAGAGTAGAAAGGGGTGCTTATGCCAGGCTACGAAAGATTTATTTTACAATTGGGGCTATCTCTAATTCCTGTTTTAGGCCTGTATCTCTCAATGAGGGATCGGGCCACAAAAGAGGAAAATAGAAATACCATCATGGAAAAGGACATCGAGAATCTAAGAGAGTTTAAGGCATCGGCCAGCAAACGCTTAGATAATCACGACGAACAAAACAAGGCTATTTTGGTCTTGGCTGAACAAGTTAAGGTCTTGAGTGAAGACGTAAGAGAGCTTAAGACTTTAATCACTAGCAATAGCAATCGATAAGAAAGAAAAAGAGGAAACATAATATGAAAAACATTAACTGGTCTGTACGTTTGAAAAACAAAAACTTTTGGCTTGCTCTTGTACCAGCGCTTGCCTTGCTCTTTCAAGCTTTCGCTGACATCTTCGGTATCAAGCTTGAGTTTGGGGCTACCATTGATAAGATTCTAGTCTTTATCAATGTTCTATTTGCCTTCCTTGTCTTGGTTGGTATCGTTAACGACCCAACTACGGCAGGTTTGACAGACAGCCGTCAAGCTCTTGATTACAATCAGCCAAAAGAAGACTAATACAATTAAAGGAGAAAATACATGGCAGATATTGCAAGTTGGTTTGAAGCTCGTCAAGGAGCAGTTACTTACTCAATGCTCGGTAGCCGTAACGGAACGGACGGCACGGGCGACTGTTCAGGGACTATTTCCCAAGCTCTGAAAGACAATGGATTTGCTATCCAAGGGTTACCATCTACGGTGACTCTTGGGGCACAATTGGCAAGAGTTGGCTGGGCACGCATCAGCCGAAACGAAGATTGGGACGCTCAACGCAACGACATTGTCATGATGTCATGGAGTGCAGACATGGCAGGTTCTGGCGGTGCTGGTGGGCACGTCGGAGCAATGCTAGACTCAGTTAATTTTATCAGCTGTGATTATTCAACCCAAGGAGCACCTGGTCAAGCCATCAACACTTATCCGTGGGATTACTACTACAATGCTAATAATCCAGCTTATATTGAGGTTTGGCGCTATAATGGCAATGCACCAGAAAAACCACTGCCTAACACAGCAGTAGCTCCGTCTGACTCACGTAAACCAAGTGGCAAGGCTTACTATTTGGCAAATGACGTACAACTCGTTAACGATATTTACCAAATCAAGTGTGATTACCTGTGCCCTGTTGGTTTCGATTGGACAGAAAACGGAATCCCTGTTAGCTTGGTGAATTGGGTAGATGAAAACGGAAACCACGTACCAGATGGAGAAGACAAGGACTTCAAGGCAGGTATGTACTTTAGCTTTGAAGTAGACGAAGTGCACATCACCGACACTGGTGACGGTGGCTACTACGGTGGATATTACTACCGAAACTTCGAATTCGGACAATTCGGCACAGTCTGGCTCTCAGTCTGGGATAAAGACGATCTGGTAAACTACTACAACTAAAAATAAAAAATAGAAATATTAAAATTTAATTCAACCCTACTAGCTAACGCTGGTAGGGCTTTTTTCGTTTAAACGGAAAATTCAAAAATTGTCTATTATAACAGAAAATCTTTTGATTTATTTACTGGATAGTGGTATAATAATTGTACACAGATTTTAAACAATCTACTAGATAACCAAGTGTAGAGAGGGTGATACCTTGCTTGGATTGTGTACATAATTCCCGTTGCGCTTGTTGTGAGATATTGCAGGAAGATAAGTAACTCTCTTTTGAGCAATCGGAAGGGGTCATGACGTGAAAGAAGATTGAGGGTGTACATAGTATGGAGATTGTGCGTAGTTAGACCATTATCAGACGGTGGCGGTGACAATAGACGCTCTCTGTGAGAGAATAATCTGGCAAGGCCTTATGTAGCAGTAAGAACCAAACCAGAAATGCTAAAACAAACCGTTTTGCACTTGAGGCCGAGCAATCGGCCAATAACGCTAAAGATAAGTACAAGTAGCCCAAATCGTGCAGGAAATTACAAGATATATTGTGCTAAAATATTAATCTGAATGTCGGGTGAAAGTTGGACGTAACCAGTCGTGCCTAGTCATTAAATCGCTACGGAAGTTATAGGGTCGCTCCTTATGGCTCAGACCGTAGTAGACTATCGGTCAATAAATTGCGTACAATCGAAGTAGAGCGAAGGCTCATTTGATAGATTGTTTAAAGTTTGTGTCTGCTCTTGCATTACGCAAGAGTTTTTTTATTTTTAAAAAAATATATTTTATCGAAAACTTTTACGAATAAATAAGGTGGAGGTAATTAAAATGAAAATACTAAATACTGAAATCGCACATATCAACGAGTCTAAGCTTGGTTTTGAGCATTGGGTAGATGTGACTTATACCGCTCCTATTTTAAAAGAAGCATACACTATTAGAGTTATGCTGTTGCTTGCATTTAAAGCAGAAGATCCAGAAGTAATAGACTACATGGTAAGAGAATGGAAACGACGGGATATCATCCATCACTCGTTTTTGATGTATGAGGTTGAGCGAAATGACCGCAACTAAAACTTCGCCCCAAATCCGCCCCAAATAATTTTAGTTTTTAACCAAATTTAACCAGATGGAAAATAGAAAAAGCCCTTGAAATAGGGCTTTTATGTCGTATAAAACAAGATAAAATCATATCTTCAAGGCGGTAGACGGATTTGAACCGACGATCAAGCTTTTGCAGAGCCGTGCCTT